ATTTCATACCAAAATATTCAGCTTCTGAAAAAGTTATACCATATTGTTGCAAAACAAATATAGTTCTATCAGTATGAGTCATATGATGTAATTCTGGGTTAGCAGTATATACTTTACCCTGATTCTTAATGTGCCAATCCGAAGGATTTGGTGTATAGTATGGTTTACCCTTAGTTCCTAGCTTTCCTAAATCGTGATGTAATGCTACGAATATTAATTCTTCATCTGTAAAATCTACTTTACCACCTAACTGAATAAATAATTCTTTAACTTTAAGTGAATTTTTACAAACATTAAAAATATGGTCTATGTAACCACCCGTATAACAGTTATGATATCCGGCATTACCACTAGCTGGAGCAATTGCAAGATTTGGTCCTAATTCTTCTTCGGAATACATAAAAAGAAGTTTTTCTAACCTATCCCCTGTAAAATACTTTTTGATAACGGCAATAAACTTCTCGTAATTGTCTTTCAGTTCCTTTTCTGTCTTTTGTTTCATACTTTGATTTTTTAAGTTTTATTTTAATCTTTTAGTGCTTCTGTGCTGTCTGCTATATAGTAATAATAAAAAGATACCTCAAATATACAAAAATTTTTTCAAATTTCCAAATTAATATAGGTCTTTTTTCGTTAAAATTTTATAAAGTATCTCAACTTCCTCTTCTGTGGTTAATTCTGGCATATCTTCATCAAATAGCCGCATAGTATATAGTGTGATTCCCTCCTCCGACTCGAATTCAGTAGATTCCGATGACCATAATGATGGTATAGATTCCAAATTATTCTCTAATTCTTGCTGTGATACATCGATGAGGGGTATGATGTAATAATGGAATGTATCCTCTAAGGATTCATCTTTGACTTCTATTTTGATGCACGGATTCCACTTTGTGAAACTAACGTCTGTTATTGGAGTTTCTGGTACTATAATCATACTCAAATGTAACAATTTTTTTTTAAAAAACCAAATTTAAATTATGCTAAATTTTGATTGTTTTTTGGAAAACCAAACTATAAGTACATCTCTAACGCCCGTTATAATCGGTTTAACTTCGTGCAAATCTTTTCCACCATTAAAAATAACATATTCTCTATTTTTGTTTAAATTTATCTTTTCATCATTTATATACATATCGCCGCCTGTAAACTCATCTGATAAAATTAAACTTATTGTTTTATGTGTAGTGAACCTATCTTTATGTGCTTTTGCAAAGCCAGAAACACCATATAATAATCTATGAATCATATATAAATTCTCTAAGGGTTCTTCGAACTTTTGACAAATGAATTCGTTCAAATTTTTATTTTGTAAAGAATAAATAAAAGATTTTTCAGTAAACAAAGCTACACTATCATCTTTTTTATTTATAGTAGTATAATATAATTGTGGATGTGCTGATTTTATGAATTTCAACTCATAGTTTGTAAGAATTGGTGTTTTTTCTAATTCTGATTTTAAAAAGTAAAACTCATCAATTGATAGTATCATAATATTTTGTTTACTTTTCTATTGTATGGTATTATATCATCTTTTATACCTAATAAATAATATAATTTTTCATAAAAGCAATAACATCCATGCCAACCAGGATGCCAATCTGTTTTTTCACCTCCTTCATCTGCTATGGATGTTACTTTTATCAATTCAACAAAATCTGAAGTCATTTTATGAAAATCATCGCTCCATGTTACAAATACGGGATTATATTCTTCATAAAATGTTTTTAATTTTTTAATAAAAAATATTTCATTATTTCTAACACCATTTAACCAATATTCTGTTTCTGATATCCTCAATTCTAAAAGTTTTTTAGCAAATGATTTATCTTTATACCATTCCCAATTCAAATATTTTACATTATGATTTGTTTCTCTTTCACCAAAATATCTTCTTGGAAATCTACCTGGCGCAGTAAAAACTATTACAATTCTATCGCCATCTTTATATTTTGGAATACTACCCGTTTGATATATTATGGAATGATTATCAGAACCATATTTACCTAATTTAATAACATTATAATGATTGGATAAATAATCTATCCAATGTGTTTCTGGTAAATCCCAATCTACAAAACTATCACCACACACATAAAGATTTGCCTTCATATAATTAAATGATAGATTTTTTAGATTCCAATAAATCGTGCATATTATGAAACACATATGGGTTTGTAGCAACCTTTTTCAACTCATTTAAAAATTCTTTATGCTCTGGATGATTACTATCCCATATTTTTAACAACTCAAACATATGTGAATCAAACGTTCCCCAATTATTTATTTTTCCAAAAAATACTTTTGTTTTTTGTTTAAAAATGGATTGCATTATTTCTAAAAACAAAGCCATTTCTTTATAGTTTGATTGTTGAACAACGAATGATGTTTTTACTTTTCTTAATGTGAGTATTGTGCTTATAAATTTTAAATTAGATAATAAATTATCCCAATTACCACCTAATCTAGTTATATTTTCGTATGTATTTTGAGTAGCAGCATCAATACTAATTTCGCAAGTAGTAACGTAATTATGTATGTTCGGCATAGAATCCCACATCTCTTTATTCCATAAACTCGCATTAGTATGAATATGTATATTCTTTAATTTTGGATATTTTGTTGGATTAAAGTTTCTTAGAAAATTCCTATAAGATACCGATGCAAATGGGTCTGCTGTGCCCGAACAATAAATAGTTTCGATGGATTCTGAAAAAGTTTCTTCCATCTCATCTATCTTTAGATTAATGCTTTTTATTTCATTTGTATTTGCTACTATCATATCCACTCTACACGATGGACATTTGTAATTGCAGGTTCTATCAAATGACATTTGTAAAATTTTAGGACCTGATTCCATATAAAAGTTATCTGAATCTATATGTTTCTTAATATTTTCAGATACATTATTTATATGTTGTATTGGGCCTGATGATTGTAGATTAAAATTTATTAATTGCGCTAAAAATGGACACTGTGTTTTATCACAATGTTTGTATGAACCATTCGATACTGATTTTCGTATCTCTATTGCTTCATCGGAATTCCATAAATCTTTTAGTGGTACTTTGTTTGGTAACTCTTTTAATAACCAACTTGCGCAACACATATAGTTTTTCTTATCCATTATTTCTAATGCCTCAAATGGAACACTACATATGTAATTTTTTAAATCAACCATTAAATTAATTTATTAGTTATTGATATTCTTAATCTATCTGATGAATTACTATCAAAAATATCTTCATAATATGTAATTGGTATTTTAGCAATTTCCGATAGGTATTTAATTTCTTCATTCCAATTTAATATATCAGATGTACACAAATTTATTATTTCTTGCGGTGGCTCTTTATAAACATATGGATTATTAGAATTATATCCTTTTTTTGAAAAATAAGTTTGATATGAGTGTGACTCTATTAACTCTTTTAGATTTCTTCTATTAAGAAGTATAACCTCATCAAATTTACTAATAAGTTCTAAATTATTTTTATGATGACATATTATTGTTTTAACAACGGAATTATCTTCATTATTATAAATAACTCTATTAGTCCCATCAAATGGTTCAAAAAATGGTTTTAAATTCTTCTCGTTAGCTATTTTGTACAATAAAGATGTAGAGCCTGTTCTAGGTAAAGAAATTATTAGTATCTTCATAATAATTTTTTCTTTGTATCTAATTTATAATAATTAAAATCACTATCATTCATCCATATGTTTAACGCACATCTTAATCCTGTATATACAGGCATAACTCCGTGATAAATTTTATTACCCTCAAAAGTAATACCTTCTCCCAAAGATAATTTTATTTTTACATCAGCATCGTTTAAACTACACTGCTTTTCTGATAGTACAAATCTTCCATCTTCAAAATTATCACTCAAACAAATAACAGTGGTATAATTAGATGTACTATCTAAGTGTAAATCTAAACGTCTTGAATCATAATATTTTGTTAGACTAACATTTATATTTCTTACATTAAATAATTCAAATTTTTCTACTTCTAATATTTTTTCTAAAATATATTTTTTAAATGATTCATCATACACACGCCTACAATCCCAAACTTCATTTGGATTATAATTGAAAGATTCACCTTCTTTCATACAAAAATCTATTATATCATCACATTCTTTCTTTTTAAAAAAAGTGTTTATTGCATATTTCATATTATTCTATTTTCTATTTCGTTTGTATTATAGTATAATATATCTTTTTCTAAAATATAATCATATAACATATTTGCAATTAGTTCATATCCAATTTTATTAGGATGCTTACCTGTAATATTATCACTCCATAGGTTTCCATCTTCCCAAACATCTTTTCTATTTTTACTTATCAAAAAGTTTTTTATCGTTTTATCCGATAATCCCCAATAGTGGTTTGTTTTTATTAAATTTGTTTTATCAACCTCTTTTATTATTTCTTTTTTTATCATCAAATCAAACGCATCGCAAAAAACATAACGAATACCAATTCTATCAAACATATATTGGATATATAAAATATAATTTTGATTTATAATATCATAATACGTTTCTGAAAATAGATTATCTATAAAATATTCTTTGTATTCTTTTTTTAAGGATGATTGATTATCGGATTTAGTAAAATGTGTTTTATCTAATATAAATCCATATATGTGTTTTTTTCTTATAGAAGTCTCTCCCCAAAAGTGCCAAGGATTATTTGATGGAAAAAATGGTACATTATCCCTCAAAGATGAACTCCACATAACTACAACAATATCATCTTTTTTAATTATGTTATTGTGTATAGCGTGGCAAGTTGCATCAAATATAACCTTATTTGATGCACCACCCATTCCAAAGTTTTGGAATTCTATTTTCAATAAATCAGATAGATATTTTGGCCAGCAGTATTTTTGCCTAATTTTAGTTTTTTCTTCTGGACTGTTTGTTGTAAATTCTTCTCCTAAATCTCCACCAACGCCTTCTGTCCAACTATCCCCAAATGTAAACAATTTCATAACTCATAAATTAGAATTATGATAAATGCTTTTCCTTAATTTTATTTACAATTAATTGAAAAGCTGCCGCAATCTTAACTTTGGTATCTACAGTTAAAGGACTTACAATTGATTTAATTGTTGTTGCCGGTCTTTCTACTCTATTATTTTGTGACATATTAATTATTATTTATATTTTTTTATTTTAATTAAAGTTTTGGGGGAAGGCCTTGGTCACACGTTGGACAACCACCATCACAACACCAATGCCCGCATGGGTTATAACAACACCAACATGCGTTGTGCATCAATCCAAACAATCCATCGCCAATATCAACTAAGAAAATATCCGATGGTTCATAATCTAATTGATA